CCTGTATGCGCGAAAACGTATACAGTATTTGGGCCTAGCGAGTGAACGTCTAGGTAAAGTCTTACAACGAAGTCGTTGAGAGCGACATTAAATAATAATTGAAGTCGTTAAGAGCGACATTTTAAATAAAATTTTGAAGTCGTTAAGAGCGACATTTTAAATAAAATTAAAATCCCGAAAGGAGGTGAATAAACACTTAGTCGATATATTTCGTAATCCAATTAAATCCCGAAAGGAGGTGAATAAACACTTAGTCGATTAATTTCGTAATCAAATTAACAAAATTTAAAGTCGTTTAGAGCGACATTTTATTTTATTATTTATTTAATTTGACTGTTGAGCACAGCTACCAGCATTAAATAAAAATGACAACTGTAAAAGTTTTTACTTTTACTAACGACACAAATATAAGTTTTCAGTTTTTGTATCTTTGTGATACAATGGAGAAACTTGCATTATGTGCTTATCTTCCTGAAAATCTGTCTGATATAATTTATACAGATGGAAAATGGAATGCCGACTTAAATTTAGGCAATATATTTGTAGATGAACTTATGTTAAATCCCCATTTATTAGTTTTCAAGGATTTTATCCTTAGTTTTAAGAAATTTTATAAAAAAACTCATCATCGTGTTTGTAAAGCATGTCCTTACTGTAAAAATAAGTTTGAACTGTTACTTTTTGATAATGAAGTAATAAGTTTAATGCACCCTGGTGAAATTGAGTTTTTGAATAATAATGATAATATACAATGTACTTTTTGTTATCGTAGTATTAATATTGTTCATTACTATGAATATTTAGGAATTAAATGTGCTTCTATTAAATGCTTATTTTGCTATAGTAAAAATTTTGGTTGGAACTTAAGAGCTGTTACTAAATATCAATTTGAAGCTTATCAACAAGCAATGTGTCAGTGTACAGTTTTTGACCGTTGCGATACTTGTAATTCTCCACATATTGACCCTTATTTTTATACATATGATTGTTCTAAACAATTAATTATTTGTGGTGATGTTGAATTAAATCCAGGGCCAGAAATGAGTGCCCAATCACTAGAAACAATTAAGGATTTTATTATATCATTACCTAATATTGTATCATATGATGAAGTTATGTCAAAATTAAAACCAGTTTCAACTATAACTGGTTTGTATCAAATATATAAAGCTAACGACGTTGGTGATGTAATTGCAGAAGTTGTTAGATTGCTTGAAACCCATAATTTGTTTTGGACGTTTAGTTCTGATAAATTAGTTGTTTGTGTTGATGTGATTTTAACACTTATTAAAGGAATTCCAGATGTTCCTGACCTCATAAAATCTTTTGTCAGTGGCGAAGACCGATTGTCAGTTCCGCCTGAGGTTATGGAATCACAAAGTATTGAACTTTGTGAAGATGGGATACTTAACAAAGTTTTAAAATTCACTAGAACTTTTGGAATAGCAGAAGAAACAGTACGTGAATGTGGTCCAATATTGGCTTTAATAATGTCAGTTGTAGCATCTATAGGATTAATTGCTTGTGGTAATAAGTTAACAAACATATCACAAGGTTTTAGTTCGACATTACATAGTATGGCGACAGATATTAAAGATTATAGAGTGATTATGTTAACATTTAAAGATACTTGGTCAACAGTAATTAGTTATCTTGGGAAATTTCTTGGTTTTACTTATTTAGATGATAAACAAGTTTTAAGAAAAGATTTTATTTTAAAAATTGATGATTTAACAAAGAGAATTGAGGAACTTGAGAGAGGAACTGCAGATTTTGTTTCATTAGCAGACCCCATGTACTATGAAAAATTTTTTGATGAAATAAAGAAACTTGATAAAATAATAATAGCTATATGTCAGTCGGACACTAACCTAACATCTTTAAGACTAAAATTAAATGAATTAATGGACAAAGTAAAGGTTATTAAAGATAATTATTTAAGCGTAGTTAGTACACTGTGTGGAAAACAACAACCAACTACCATTTATGTGTATAGTGCTGAATCAGGAATTGGAAAAACTAGTTTTAATGTTTGGGCTATTCAGGAGATGGGTTTATCTTATTATTCAAGGAATGCTCAGTCTAAACATTGGAATAATTATGTTTACCAAGATGCTGTTCAGTATGCAGATTTCAACCAGGATAAAGAAGATTTAGATCATAAAGAAATCGACCAAATATATTCTCCAAATGCTTATGAAGTAGAAATGGCTGATATTGCATCAAAGGGACGACAATTTAAATCTAGATATATGTTTCTTGATTCAAATGTTGGCTTTGTTCATTCATCTCAAGGCATTAAAGATCCTTCAATTTTAGATCGTCGTCGTGATTTCTTTTATGAAGCAATGACAACTTATACACCAACACCTGTAAATCCTAAACCAACAAAAGATGAGTGTTTGCAATATCTTGTTCTAAGATCGGAATGTAAAATACGTACTGAGAATTTACCTTTAGAAATTCGTGGTAGATTTGTTTCCGAATTTTATACACTTGATGGTAGAGATTTTGAGTATGGTGGAGTTGTGCATAAAACACAATTGTTTAGTACTTTGTTACTTAATTTTTCTGAACATGAAAGTGCACAAAGAATTGAGTATAAAGCTAAATGTAAAGCAAAGTTTGATAAATATAGAATTGATAAAATGCAAAGTCAAGCTCCAACAGATTGTCCTGTAAGGATTGCAGAATCTTCTAATCGTCCTATTATTGTTTTAATGGGACCTCCAGGTTGTGGTAAAACACATCTAGCATCACAATTTCGACAGGATTCAAAACAAGATGAATTTCCTATTCGTTTGTTTAATGCTGACCAACGTATAATTGATTCTTATGATACAGGAGAGGAATATTTATTGTTGACTTGTAATACAGTAGATTATGTTGCTTGGAAAAATCATATATTAACAAAAGAATATGGAGATGAGAGATGGGCTCGTATTGAGAGAAGAATTAAAATTGTGCATTTTAGTTATAAGAGGAAATTCTTATATCAATATTATACTGCTAAAGATATTTGTGAAAATCCTTCTGATTACACAAAAATGGTTGATATACATTATAATAAATTAAGAATACCATATGTTGATTTAATTGACATGATACAAACTAACAAAGAGATGCAAGTGGTTAAAACAATGATGTATCAGTCTACACCACGTTTAAATATAAAACGAGATGATGTTAAAAATCTAATTGAATTAGATATTGCTTGGCAAGATGCAGATGAGCTTTCTACTTTAACCACGGTTCAATTAATGAGGAAAGTTAACATTGTTCGTAGTGAATTTAATTTTTTCGAACTTATGAAAGCTTTTAGTGCTATTGTGAGAGATGTTTTTAGTCAGTATATAATTAAACAAAATTTGGAACAAGGTTTAAAACAGTTGAACTCTTTGCGTGTAAGTAGTCCTTTGAACTTTGATTGTGTTTTTAAATTTAGGGATGAAGTTTTCTTTTTAACAACAGACCCAGAGGGTAAAATTGTTTTTTGTATCTGTGATGAAGCCTTTGAATATAAAGTTGAAGATAATAAAGTTATGTGTTATTCAGAACAAGAATTAATGTGGGAGGTTACTGGACCTTTATCTGATTGGTATACTCATATACTCCGTAATGTTGATAAAATTACATTTGATTACACTAACATAACACCACCCTCAAGTAAATTTAATACATATTGTAATCATTTCCTAAATTTTGCAAAATCAATAACAGCAGCGTATGCTATTTTTAAATTATGTGTTCCTAAACAACAAGAAATGCCTTCTGAAATGTATAGTGATTATGATCAGTCTTTTAGAGGAAAACCAATAACACTAACTGGAGTTCAAGATGAAACATCTGCTGATGTTGCACAAAGAACAAGGATGCAAGTCAAGAAAAGTGGTAAAATGAAAGGAACATGGAAAGTTAAGAGTGGTTTTTCAAGAAAAGAAGATTTAAATAATATTTTTGATCAGAGTATTTTCCAGAATAGTGAAACTTCGGCTGATGTTGCACAAAGAACTCGAATGCAAGTGCAAAAGTCAAGTAAATCAAGAGGTAACTGGAAAGTAAAAACAGGGTATTCCAGAAAAGGAAATGTTGACAGTCATAGTAAATATTTAGATGATGAAGCAGCAGCAGATGTAAGTGCTATTCATTTAGCAAATATAGCTATGGATCAAAATTATCCAGTTATAAACAATCAAAATCAGCGAGTTTGTTTTGCACTTGGTGTTTTTAAAAATTACGTTCTAACAGTTGGACATATTGCAGATAATGTTTTAATTGAGATTGATAAAAAGCAATACCAAACTAGAGTTATTCAAGTAGATGGAGAAAGAGATTTAGCTGTGCTTGAGGTTTTAAATTTACCTATGTCGTTTAGAGATATACGTAAACATTTCCAACCTGAAAGAGTTGATATTACAATGACTGGACAAGCAGCAACTCTATACACTAGATCAGAGAATGGAAGATCAGTTTTTGAGAAACCTATAATTATACAAGAACAATGTACACGAATTACTACAACTGGTGAAAAGAATGGATTTTTATATAAAGTAAATTCATTAAATTACGTTTCTCCTATTCAAACCATTGCAGGTTATTGTGGATCACCTTTGATTGTAAATAACCCAAAGATTAGACATAAATTACTTGGTTTACATATTGCCGCAGATGAAGTTCAAGGACTTTCATCAATTGTCTACCAAACAGATTTTGATTTTGAAAAAGATGTTGAACACTTAGTAAGTGAAGTTATGACGAGTCAAGTATTAGTTTCTTTAGATTTTCAACAAGTTATATTAGACGAAGAACCTTTATCAGATTTATTTAGCCCACATCTTAAGAGAGTTGGAAGACCAGGTATTTTAGTTGATGGGCAACTCAAATACAATCAAATACATACAAGTGATCAAACTCAAATTTGGCCTTCACCTTTTGGCACAGATGAAGATTTATTTGAACCAGCAGTTTTGTCAGAGAAAGATCCTCGTATTGAAATACCAATACCAGACATAACTATAGCAGGAATTAATAAATTTGGAAGAGTGCAGAAAGACTTAGATTTAGATATTTTAGATGAATGTTATCATGAACTTGCAAGTAAACTATCCAAAATTATTAAAAGTACTGGTTATCAAGTAAAAGTTTTATCAGATTTAGAAGTTATTAATGGATGTAGTATGTACTCTTCAAGTCCTTCAATAAACATGGCCTCAGGTTGTGGTTACCCACATAATTTTGAATTTAAAGATAATCAAAGGAAAGCAAATATGTTTGTGTTTGACAATGTTAAATTACGATATGAGTTTGCTAACAATCAAAATGGTGAAAAGTTAAGAGAAGACTATACATCATATCTGGATTGGCTTAAAAATGGAAATGGACGTAGTTGTGTTGTTTTTTCTGCTCAAAAGAAAGATGAGTGCAGAAAATTAGAAAAAATAGTTAAAGCAAGCACTAGAGTTTTTGAAATGGGCCCTTTATATCATTTCATGGCAATGAAGAAATATTATGGAGCAGCCCAAGCAATGTTCACTATGACGAATGGAATGAGTCCTTTTAAAATTGGCATTAATGCTTCTTCTTTTGAATTCAAATGTTTATATCGTTATTTGTCTCAAACAGGTGAAATTGGTGTCGATTGTGATTATGAACAATTTGATAGTAGTCATCCATATCAGTGTTTAATAAGAAATCCTATTGTTTATAATACAATATATAAAGAAAATGACCCAAATTGGACTAAAGAAGATGATTTTATGAGAATTAGACTAACTGAACAAGAGTCTAAACCATTAGTTATGTTAAAAGATCAGGGCATTGACATAATTGTTGAATGTCCGGGTGGTAACATGTCTGGTGGTGAAGACACTGGTCCTAAAAATGAAATTCAAAACTGTGTAAATATGCGTTATGCTTGGAAGAAATTAGCTAAAATACATGCTCCTACATTGTATTATAAGTATGATGAATATACAACTGATGCTGTTTTTGGAGATGATATCAATAAGACTATTGCTGAAGATGTTTTATCATGGTATAATCCTCAATCAATTGCAGATGAATTATCAAAAATGGGTTTCAAATTAACTTCTGCTAATAAAGAAGATGCTTTATCGACTAAACCTTTAATTGAATTAAGTTTTCTAAAAAGAAATTATAAGAAAATCGAAATATCTATTGGAGGTGTACTTCAAGAACATTTGGTTGGTGCATTAGAAGATGATGTATTTGTTAAGATGTTAAATTGGTGTAAAACAACAAAAAGATATAAGTATCGTCGTGGTACTCGCGTACATTTTGATAGAGAATCTATCCATTTAACAGCATTAACATGTTTATCAGAAGCTAGTTTGAAAGGTGAAGAGTTTTTCAATGAAGTTAAACAACATATTATTGATTGCGCAGAATATTATGATATATTACTACCAGACTTACCACATTTTAAACAAGCATTTTTCGAAACTTATTTTTGTTCTACTTTTCCTGAACAAAAAGAATATAATAATATTTTAATAAAATCAGATGATCCTTTAAGTATAACGTTTAATAAACAATTTAAAATGGGAGTAATGAAGTTTTGGAATCCATTACAAGCTTATGAATATACAAGAGCTGTCATACACCAACGCCATGATATTGCAACACAAATTATGCAAGGTGGTAATCTTAAATCTTTAACACGAGCATATGTTGAAAACGTTGCTTTTAACCGTGATAAGTTGATGCGTAAAATAATAAAATGTCGATTTGGTGATGAAGATATAACTATGACTGAAAATGATTTTTTTGTTATGATGTATCCTCATGAATATTTTGGTTACATAACACCAAGCAATTGTCCAAACAATTACGGGCGTTTGTTGACAGAGTATGTCAAGAACATCAAAAATGTTCCGAATCCAAAAGAAAATAATAATAATTATAATATAAATAATACATTTATAACCGAAAGTGCGTCTTATCGTAAAAGAAAATACAATAAAAATTTAACTTATAATCAAAATTTAATATTCAAAGAAGTTGATAATAATAAGAAAATAATACAAACTTATTTACTACAACCAAACTTAGAGACATGGAAAGTTCTGGATTAAATCCTCCTATTCCTGCAATTAAAGATGTAGAAGCAGCAACAGGTGCTATTTATACTTCTACAGCAAAAGACCGTTTAGATGTTCCTACAATAGGAGGACCTCGTCCTTCGACTAAAGAAGGTCATCGTCATGCTTGTGTTAAGTCTGATGATGCTCTTGGTTATGTCAGAGAGCAATTTATACCTCTTGCTAATGTAACATGGTCGACTACTCAGTCACCAGGAACAATTTTATGGTCTACTCCTGTTACTCCTCTTCGTGGTAATATTATCATGTCCTATTTAGCCGGCATTTTTAATTGTTGGGCTGGTGGTTTAGATTTTCAAATGAAAGTTGCCGGAACAGCCTTCCATGCTGGTTCTATAGGTATTGGTAGATTACCTCCTAATATAAATCCTTCTAAATTTAAAAATACTTCCCAACTAGGTACTTTTGAATACAATGTTATTGATCCTAAACAACTTGAAGCAGTATCTAAAGATATGCCTGATCAACGTAATATCATGTTCCATTATATGGATGATGATCTAACTAAGACAGAAAATATTGCTGGATACATCACTATATATGTCATTCAACAACTTGTAACATCTAGTACTGGGGTTAATCAGATTGATATAGAAGTATTTAATAAAGGTGCTAATGATTTTGATATGTTTCAGATTAAACCTCCAAATCTTACCTCTGTTGTTCCAACAGATGTTGAGAAATGGGCAATTCTTTTTCAATTTCCTGAACTTAATTATTCTCCTATCTTAACTGCTCCAATGTTAACTTTACAATTTCATCCTCAAGCTTTTACTACAACTGCTAGAACAGGACAAACGTCATTGAGTGGAATACCTATTGGTTCTCGTTCATACATTAAATCAAATACAAATCCCTTCGATAACTCTATTAGCTCTTATCAATTCTTTGCTTCTTCATCTACTAATCTAGTACCTGTTAATGAATCAGGAGAATTTTACCCTCGAAACCTTAGGTTTACTCAGTCATCTGCAGGAACATTTGCTTCAGCAGGTTCAGGTTCTAACTTAGTTACTCCTTTAGTTGTAGACTTGAGTTCAACATTTAACACTGTAACTGGTGCAATTGGAGGTTCATATTATCGTCTTAACCCTAATATTACTGCTACTTTAGCTGTAACATTTCCTGGTGAGACAGTATTACGACCTCCTCCTGGTGAATCTTTAGTTACATTTGGTATTCCATCTATAGCCGGTTGGAATACTACAACTCCAATGGTGACAACAACATTTTTAGAATGTATGTTTGGCAGTGGACGATTTTCAATTGGAGAAAATGAAGCAGTTATTTTAAATTTAATTGACAATGTTACTGGTTTACCTTTTGGCTTTTTGAAATTGTACCATGATGGTTATTTTACAACTAATGTTAGAACAACTTTAGCTACATATTCTTTAATAAATTTATCAGTTGTCTTTAATCAATTTATTAGTAAAAATGCACCTATACCTACTCCAACACAAACTATGTTAATGACAAAGCAACATATTGAAATGCGTTCTATGATTAGAACTGCTAGTAATTTCCGTATTGCTGAACATCAAGATTAATCATTTATTAATCCGTAACCAAAATATAATAATAATATTAACTAACAATATAATAATTAAAATATAAATATCACAATATAATAATGTTTGACTTCTTAGCTCACTGGTTTGCTAAAACTGAAATTATACATAATGAAAAAGGTAAAGCTATTACTCGAGATCATAAATCTTTCTTTAAAAATGGTCACTTTAGCTTAGATCTTACGTTTATTTGTTTTATTGTAATTTCAGTTTTAATATATCTTCTGTATAAGAAGTTTATAAATAAATTAAAAGTAAAATATAATAATCAAAATTTCAATGATATTGAAATGCAACTTATTAACCCCCCACGTTCCAATTTAAACGTCGAGCGGACCCCGATCCAAAGGTAAGGCAGAGTCCCATAAAAATTGGTAGTAAATATGACTATAATCATATTATAAAATAATCAAATCTTAGTTTCCAAACACTAAGAGATATTCACATATATGCTTTATTTAGACTTGCATTGATCCTCAATCTTCAAGTATAAAAAGGAAATAAATCATTTCTTTGAAGTGTGAAAAATACTCGTTACAGAACGG